GGGGCGTTTGGGGCTCGATGGGCGAGCGGTGATCGCAACCCGCATTGTCCACATCGGAGCCCAGCATGTCCACCGAACCGCAAGCCGTCGAAGAGCGCACCACGACGAATTACTACCTCCTGAACGTGGCCGGCTACCGCGTGGCCGTGTCACGCACGCCGAACGTCGAAGGCGCGACGGTTGTCGGGGCGCCGATCGAGGCGAAGAGCTACGCCCAGGCCAAAGTGCTGCTGCAGGATCGCGCGAAAGATCTGCAGGCCGAGCTCGATGCCGCGCGCGTGGTCCCGGCGGCGCCTACCGATGCCGACCTGCTGCACCCGATCCCACCTTCGATCCTCAAGCAGGAGCCGGTCTTCAAGTCCGCGCACGAGGCGCTGACCTTCTCGTTCAACTTCGCCGGCCAGCAGTCGCCCAAGACCCCGATGGCTACGCTGATGCGCACGGCGGGACTCGGCAGCGGCCGCGGGCTGGCAGGGCTGGACGGCGCTGGCCAGGCTGGGATGGTGCTCGCCGCGGTCGGCCGCATGCCGAACCCCGACCACTTCCACGTCATCATGGCGCGCTTCGGCGACGTGCGCACCGCGTGCCCGTGCTGCGGCCAGCCGGCGCCCGATGCGCTGTGGACGCAATCGGTGGACGCTCTCAGCCAGTGCGACGAGCTGCGCGACCTGCCGAAGCCCGTGCGCCATGCTGCGGTGGAGAAGGTCGTTTGCCGGCGCAAGTTGCGCTTTGCCGGGTTCGTGACCGAATACGGCATGTCCGAGCGCACGCTGCGGTCCAAGATCACCAAGGTGAAGGGGCGCCTGTCCAAGCTGGAGAACGACGCGATGTCCTACCTGAGCGACTACTTGCAGAGTCGCGGCGTGCTGTTCGAGACATCGTGACGTTGCGCGTTTGCCGGAAATGCGGCAACATCCCGCCCGATTCGATACTTTCCCAAAGTGTTTGTGAGCCCGCCGCGTGCGGGCTTTTTCGTTTCCAGGCCCTGCGCAGCGGCACACCCTGAACCGCGTTGTGTCTCGCTTTTCAGCCGCATGCGTGGGGCACCAATTCGGCGCTGCCTGCGCTCTTCATCGCCATCCTCGGCCGTCCCGTGCACGCCAGTGCTGGCCCCAGGCGATAGCCAGCCGGCGGTGCGACAAACACCGGCAGCCAGCGACGCGAGTGAACGTGCCCCGGGTAACTCCTTCCCGGTAAGGCGGCGGGCGTTGGCACGAACACAACCGCGGGTGCGCGTATGCCTCAACAGATCATCCCCAAGCACCCCCGAGACGATCGCATCTTCGACGTCAACTGCACCCAGCTGCTCGACGCAGACCAGGTGATCACTTCGCTGATCGACATCACCGGAGACATCGATGGGCTGACGTTCGGTGTGGGAACAGTGAATCCGGCGCCGATCACCTACCCTGACGGCACCATGGCGCCGACAGGCAAGGTGCTGCAGGTCGAGATCAGCGGGGGCACGATCCCCGCCGGCGCGGCCTACGTGGACCACACCCTACAGTTCGCGCTGACCACGAGCACTGATCCGGTGGTGGTGGCCGTTGTCGTGCTGCGCCTCAAGGTCACGCCTTGAGCCGGCCCGACTGCACCGTCGAGATGGTGATGGCACGATGGGCGCATTGGGCGCTGCTGGCCTACGTGCTGTGGTGCGCGCTGCGTCGCAGGCAGCCCGACGAGCTGGTCGCGTGGCGCATCGTGCGGCGCGGCGTGCGGTGGGTGCAGCCAGCGTGCGGCCCGGCCGCGGGTCGGTGAGCCTTACCGATGGAGGGCCGACCGGTCACGGGTCCTTCCCAGGGCCCCCTCCAACGCGGGCAATTGCGCGCCCCGATGTTCGCCCAGCTATAGGGTTTTCACTTTGGTTGACGCTGCCTTCTGCTCGCAGGCCGAGTACGCGCGCCGGCATGGCGTGTCCAAGCCCGCGGTGGGCAAGTGGGTCTCACGCGGCTGGGTGGTGCTGGTCGACGGCAAGGTCGACATCGCGAAGTCGGACGCGAACCTCGCGCGCTTCCGCGACAAGGGCGACGGTCGTGCTGACCGCGGCAGTAAACCGGCAACCGTAAACCGCAAGCCGGTTAACACGCCGCCTGCGCCGCCGCCGGAGACCGAGCCCGACGCGCTCGATCAGGCCGGCAAGCTGCTGGCCTCGCTCGGTGCCGAGATGACCACCGACGAAGCGCGGCGGGTCAAAGAGAACTACCTCGCGCTGAGCGGGAAGCTCGACTACGAGCAGAAGGCCGGCCAGCTGATCGACCTGGACGCGGCGCGCGGCGTGATGTTCGAAGAGTTCCGGCGGGTGCGCGACGCCTGGCAGAACTTCCCGGCCAAGTACGCGGCGCTGATCGCGGCCGACCTGGGCCTCGAAGCCGACCGTGTGACGGAAGTGCTGGGCGGCTATGTCCACAAACAGATTGCAGCCCTCGGCGAACCACAAGGACAGTTCGGCGAAGGTTGAGGCCCTGCGGCGCGAGGCGCGGCGTGCGCTGACACCGCCGCCGCGTCTGAGCGTGCCCGATTGGGCAGACCAGTTCCGGCACCTGGCCAAGGAAGCGGGGAGCACCGGGGGACGCTGGGAGACCGCGACGGTCGAGATCGCCCGCGGACCCATGCTGGCCGTCACCGAGCCCGGCGTGCACACGATCACGATCATGTGCTGCACGCAGCTCATGAAGACGGCGATGCTGGAGAACACCTTCGGGTACTTCGCGCACCTTGACCCGTCCCCGATCCTGCTTCTGCAGCCCAAGGAAGAGGCCGCGCTGCAGTTCTCGAAGGAACGGATCTCGCCGCTGCTGCGCGTCACGCCGGTGCTGCGCAACCTGGTAGGCACCAGCAAGAGCCGCAACGCCGACGAGACCCTGCTGTTCAAGGCCTTCCCGGGCGGCTTCCTCGCGCTGGCGGGCGCGGGCAGCACGGACAACCTGGCGCGGCGCCCGATCCGCGTGCTGCTGGCAGACGAGGTCGACAAGTACCCGGTCACGCGCGAGGGCGACCCGATCCTGCTGGCAGAGGAACGCACCGCGACCTTCGGGTTGAACTGGCTCAGCGTGCGGGCGTGCTCGCCGACGGTGGAGGACGAAAGCCGCATCGCCGACAGCTACGCCGAAAGCGACCAGCGCCGCGCCTCGATCGCCTGCCCGCACTGTGGTCACCGCCTGTTCCCCGACTTCTTCAAGCACGTCGAGTGGGACAAGCGGCGCGACGACAAGGGCAACGTCGTCGAGCACCTGCACAAGACGGCGCGCTTCTACTGCGAGGCCTGCGGCGTGGGCTGGTCGGAAGGCGACCGCCTCAAGGCGCTGCGCACGGTGCGCTGGCACCAGACGCGGCCTTTCGAGTGCTGCGGCAAGCGACACGTGCCGCTGAGCCTCTACGAAGCCGCGTGGCGCGATGGCGCCGACGATGCGGTGGCGCAGGCCTGGGATTGGTGGGCCGACGCAGAAGAGGGCCGATACGCGGTCTACCGCGCGCGCTGCCCGGACTGTGGCAGCCAGGGCGTGGACAACGTGCACGCCGGCTTCCAGGCGTCGAAGCTGTTCAGCCCCTGGCAAAAGGACAAGCCGAGCGACATCGCGCGCAAGTGGCTGGCGGCCAAGGGCGACCCGGACAAAGAGCAGGCCTGGTGGAACACCCAGATGGGCCTGCCGCACCGGCCGCACAGCGGCAAGGAATTGCGCATCGACGCGCTGCTCGCGCGGCGCGAGCTGTGGAGCGACGTGCCGGCCGGCGTGCTGGAGGTGTCCGTCGGCATCGACGTGCAGGACTACCGGGTCGAGATCGAGGCCGTGGGATGGGGCCGCGACGAAGAGTCGTGGTCCCTCGACTACGAGGTCATCGACGGCGAGTTCAGCGAGCCCGACACGCAGGCCAAGGTCGACGCCTACCTGCAACGGCTGTGGCACACCGAGGACGGCCGCGCGCTGGTCGCGCTGGCGGCCTGCATCGACTCCGGCGGCCACCACACGCAGGCGGTCTACGCCTTCGCCAAGGCCCGGCTGGGCCGGCGCGTGTGGGCGATCAAGGGAGAGTCGGCGCGCACCGGCCAGCGCAATCCGGTGTGGCCGACGAAGCGGCCGAGCCGGCGCACGAAGGCCAGCTTCAGGCCGGTGATCATCGGCGTGAACGCCGCGAAGGACACGATCCGCGCGCGGCTGCACATCGAGCAGCCCGGGCCGGGCTACATGCACTTCCCGGCCGATCGCGACATCGGCTACTTCGAGCAGCTGATTGCCGAGCGCTCGGTGCTCAAGGTCACGAGTGGCATTCGCTACCGGGTGTGGGAGCTGCCGCCCGGGCGCGCGAACGAAGCCGCCGACTGCCGCGTCTATGCCTATGCGGCGCTGTGCGGCCTGGCGCACTTCGGGCTGCAGCTCAACCGGCGCGCTGGCGCTGCGGTCGCAGCACCGCCGCCGGCCGCACCCGCGGCTGAAGCCAAGGTCGCCGCGCAGATCGCCGCCAAGGCCGAGGAACACGCGCCGCCGGCCGTGGTGGTGCAGGCGAGGCCGCCCGAGACGCCACCGGCGCCCACCAGTCGGCTCGTGCGGAGGCTCGCTTGACCTTCCTGATCAACGTCAACAGCAACGTTAGGGAGATCGAGAAGAGCCTGAAGGCCTACGCCTTCAAGCAGATCCCGTTCGCCCAGGCGCAAGCCGTCACGGCGCTGGCCCGGCGCATCGTGCCGGCCGAGCAGGAGAACGAGCGCAAGAAGCTCGACCGGCCGAAGCCCTTCACGCAGAACGCGATGGGCGTGGTGGGCGCGAAGAAGGGCAGCCCGACCGCGATCGTCTACATGAAGGACATCACGGCGCACTACCTGGAGCCGTACCAGTTCGGCGGCCGCAACGTGCTCAACAGCAAGGCGCTGCTGAAGCCGATCGGCGCGGTGAAGGACCTGGACGAATTCGGCAACCTGCCGCGCAGCTTCCTGCGCAAGCTCAAGGGCCGATCGGACATCTTCATTGGCCCGGTGAAGACCAAGAGCGGGATCGTGAACGGAGTGTGGCAGCGGGCCGAAGGTGAGCACGGAACGAAGCCGGCCACGCAGACCCGCGTCAGCAAGACCGGCAGGGTCATCGTGCGCAAGGTTGCGGCCTACGTGCCGAGCCGATCAGACCGCCGCCTTCGCCTGCTGGTCGAGTTCACCGATGCCCACCCCATACGGCAACGGTTGGACTGGTTTGGCGTGGCCGAGAAGGTCGTGGCCAAGCACTTCAACGAAGAGATGGGGCGCGCGCTCGCGAAGGCGATCGCGAGCGCTCGATAGGAGCCCAGAGCATGCAAACGACCACCAAGGTCGGGCACGTCACGTTCGTGCACGACGACCAGTTCAAGGGCGATGTCGAGATCTCGCGCGGCGATCGAAGCGTCGCTGTACCCGTCGAGGCGCTGCGCAAGATCGTTGCGGAGGCTGTGCGCGTCGAGCTGCTGGACAACATCGTGAAGATGAAGCCGGAGCAGTTGCTGCGCCGGATCGCGTGATGAGCTGCCGCACCAGCATCCTCGACGGCATCGACATCACGTCGCTGCAGACGCGCCTCGCTGCCATGCAGCAGGCATACCTCGATCTCACTTCCGGCGCGAAGGTCCAGGTGGCCAGCTACACGCAGGGTGACGGGTCGCGCACCGTCACCTACACGCAGGCCAACATCGCCGATCTCACGCAGGCCATCTTGGCCGTGCAAACGCAGATCGATCGACTCAACTGCCAGACCGTCAACCGGCGCAAGCCGATGACCCCCTACTTCTGACCATGGCCCAAAGCTCCGTCATCCTCGACGCCAGCGGCAAGCCGTTCCCGGCGCGCGCCCGGGCGGACGCCGGCACGATGGTGCCGTACAGCTTCCCCTATGACGCGGCCGGCCTGCAGACGCAGGAGATGGCGAACTGGTTCCCGTGGATCCGCTCGGCCGACTCGGAGATCAATCCCTTCCGCGATCGCGTCGTCGGCCGATCGCGCGACCTCACGCGCAACGATGGCTGGTCCTCGGGCGCCGTGCTGCGCGTGCTCGACAACGTCATCGGCACGCACCTGCGCCTGTCTTCGACGCCCGACTACCGTGCGCTCAAGGCGCGTTTCGGCGGAGCGTTCGATGCGGTGTGGGCCGACGAATTCCGGCGCGCCGCCGAAGCACTGTGGCGCGGTTACGCCGAGAGCCTGGGCCATTGGAACGACGTGCAGCGCGAGCTGACGATCGGCCAGCAGTTCCGCCTCGCGTTGCGCCACAAGATGGTCGACGGCGAGGGCCTGGCCATCAGCTACTGGATGCCCGATCGCGTGGGCTACGGCGGTGCCGACTACGCGACCTGCTTCCAGCTGGTGGACCCGGATCGCCTGTGCAACCCGTACATGGCGCTCGACACGAAGTACCTGCGCGGCGGCCTGGAGCTGGACGAGAACGGCGTGCGTATCGCCGCGCACATCCGCAAGGCCGAGCCTTACGACTGGTACAACGCCCTCGAGTCGATGACGTGGGAGCGCATCGAGTGGGAAGACGAGGACGGCTGGCAGCGTGTCTTCCTCGACTTCGACCGCGACCGTGCGGGGCAGCACCGCGGCATGAACGCCTTCGCGCCGATCATCGGCCACGCCAAGATGCTCGCCCGGTACTACGGGCTGGAGCTTCAGCAGGCGGCGCTCTCCGCGGCCTTCGGCACCTACGTCACGAGCCCATACGACCCGGCCCTGGTGCAGGACGCGATGGGAGCCGACGATGACGCGGTTCGAGAGCTGAACGCCTACCAGGCGCTGCGCGCGGAATGGTCGCAGCAGCGTCCGGCGCTCTTCAACGGCGTGAAGGTGCCCACGCTGGCGCCCGGCGAGAAGATCGAATCGGTTGCCAGCCAGCACCCGCACAGCAACTTCGGCGACTTCGCGCACGAGATGCTGGGCCTCTACGCCGCGGCGCTCGGCGTGTCGCGCGAGCAGGTCACACAGGACTGGAGCCGAACGAACTACAGCAGCGCGCGCGCCGCGCTGATGGAGAGCTGGAAGACGCTGATGCGTCGCCGGCACGACTTCTCCGTCAACTTCGCCACCCCGATCTACGCGCTGTGGCTGCGCGAGGCCATGGAGCTCGGCCAGCTGCCGCTCCCGCAAGGCGCGCCCGACTTCCTGGAGGCGCCCGCGTCCTACGCGCGCTGCAAGTGGCTCGGCCCGGCCCGCGGCTGGATTGATCCCACCAAGGAACCCGCCGGCGCGGTCCTGCGCATGGAGGCAGGGATCTCCACCCTCGAGCACGAGGCGGCCGAGCAGGGCATGGATTGGGAAGAGGTCGCCGAGCAGCGTGCGGTTGAACAGCGCTTCTACGAAGAGAAGGGTCTGCCGCCTCCGAAGTGGGCGCAGATCCAGGGCGCTGGCGGCGACTTCTTCAAGGACGACTCCGAAACGAAGTCGCAGGAACCATGACGCCCAACTTTCCCCACCTGGCGCAGCGGCTGTTCAACGTGCCGCTCGCCATCACCCCCGGCAAGATCGAGGTGATCATGGCCGCGCTGGCCGATCGCCTCGGCGTGGCCAAGCTGCTGCGGCCCACCGGCGAAGTGGTGATGATGTCGGACTTCGACCTCGAGTCGGAGCCGGCCGCCGACTATCGCGGCTATGACGTGGTACAGGGCGTGGCCGTCATCCCCGTGCAGGGCACGCTCGTGCAGAAGCTGGGCACGCTGCGGCCCTACAGCGGCATGACCGGCTACGACGGCATCCGAGCCAACCTGAGCATGGCGCTCGACGACGACCAGGTGCGCGCGATCGTGCTGGACTGCGACAGCCCGGGAGGCGAGGTTTCGGGCTGCTTCGACCTGGTGGACGCGATCTACGAGGCGCGCGGCGAAAAGCCTATCTGGTCGATCCTCACGGAGAACGCCTACTCGGCCTGCTACGCGCTCGGGAGCGCGGCCGACAAGGTGATCGTGCCCCGCACCGGTGGAACCGGCAGCGTCGGCGTGATCTGCGCCCACGTGGACTTCAGCCGCATGCTGGACGAAGCGGGCATCACCGTCGAGCTGATCACCTACGGCGACCGCAAGGCCGATGGCAACCCGTACAACCCGCTCGGCGACGCGGCGCGGGCCCGGCTGCAGGCCGACGTCGATGCGATGGGAGACCTCTTCGTCGAGACGGTCGCGCGCAACCGCAAGATTTCCAAGGCCTCGGTACGCAAGACCCAGGCCGCCACCTTCATGGGCGCCGCTGGCGTCGATGTCGGCTTCGCTGATGCCGTGATGGCGCCCAGCGAGGCATTCCGGTCCCTGCTCGCCGAGCTGGGCTGATTCAACCACCCGAGGAAACGAAGCAATGAGCACCCTCATGGCAAAGGTGGCGAGCGCCCTCTCGTTCGCCCATTTGGCGGGTCTGCCCCGCTCCAACGCGAAGGCCAAGTCCAAGGCCGACGACGGCGACGACAAGAAGGAATCGCCCGAGCCGGACGAGGAAGACGACGAGAAGGCCAAGTCCAACGACGAAGACAAGAACTACGCCGAGGACGATGACCCCGACTCGCAGGCCGAGAGCGTCGACAGCGAGCCCGAGGACGACGACAAGAAGAACAAGGCCAAGAAGGCCTCGGCCGATGACGACAAGAAGGAAGACGACGAAGAGAAGATGCAGGCCGGCGCCCGCCGCGAGCGTGCCCGCTGCGCCGCGATCTTCGCGAGCCCCGCCGCCGCGCGCAACGTGCAACTGGCTGCCGAGCTCGCCTTCAACACCGACCTGAGTTCGAAGCAGGCGGTGGCCGTGCTGGAGAAGAGCCCGGCTGCGCGCCCGGCTCACCCCGATCGAGCTGCCCGCAATCCGCGCGTCGGCTCGGGCGCCGGCGCCGCGCCGGATGAGAAGCAGGCTGTGGCCTCCCGCTGGGACAAGCACCTGCAGGAGGCATCCGGCAAGTCCGGGCGCCGCTGAACCACCACCTGACCTCCCTCCGAAAGGACCACAACCATGGGTAACCCCACTTACACGCCGCTCCAGGAGATCTGGCACCCGGGTGGCTTCCTCGTCAGCCAGCCCAACGGTCACCGCCACATGGACCAGGGCACGATCCTCTCGGGCTCCGGCAAGGTGCTGCCCGGCACCGTGCTCGGCCTGATCGCGCTCGCGGCCGCGGCGACCTCGTACGCGCTCGGCACCAACACCGGCAACGGCACGATGGGCGCCGTGACGCTGGTCACCACGCCCACCCAGGTGCAGCTCGACGGCACCTCGACGTACAGCCTGGTCTACACCGACGCGACGCACTTCACGGTGACCGCGCCGGATGGCCAGACCGCGACGGGCGTGAACGGCACGGCGTTCAACGCGCTCGGCATCGGCTTCACGATGACCACCGGCGGCACGGCGATGGTGGCCGGCGACGGGTTTGCCATCACTGTGACCGGCAAGGTCGGCAATCCGACCGCCACGTCGGCGGCGAACGCAGGCAACACCGGCAACTCGACCATGGGCGCGATCACCTGCACGGGCTATGCCCCGCAGCTGGGCGACTACAAGGTCGAGTTCGACAGTGCGACCACCTTCGTGGTCGAGGACCCGTCGGGCCACGAGCTGGGCCACGGTGCCACCGGTACCGCATTCAGCGCTGGCGGCATCTCGTTCACGATCACCGCGGGCGGCACCGCATTCGCGGGCGGCGACATGTTCGTGGTCAACATCGGCCCGGGCAGCGGCAAGTACCGTCCCTGGGACCCGGCCAACGCCGACGGGTCGCAGATCGTGGCCGGCATCATGTTCGGCTACAAGGACGCGACCTCGGCCGACAAGCCGGCCGCGATCGTCACCCGCGCCTGCGAGGTGAATGCCTCCGAGCTGATCTGGCCCGCCGGTGCGAACGCCGCGACGATCGCGCAGGGCCTCGCTGGCCTGAAGGCGCTGGGCATCATCGCCCGCTGATCGAGCAACCACCACCCAAGCACTGAAGCCGCCGCCAGGCGGTCTTTCTTTTTGAGCCAAAGGGCGCCTCCGGGCGCCCTTTTTCATTCCCGAAAGGAACTGCCATGGCTGGCGAAATCATCGACATCTTCAACAGCGACCCGTTCAGCGCCGTCATGCTGACGCAGGGCGTGCAGCGCAACCCGTTCCAGCCGGTCGGCCTGGGCGAGTTGAACCTGTTCACGCCCAACCCCATCCGCACGACCGCCGTGTCGGTCGAAGAGCGCACCGGCGTGCTGAAGCTGATCCCGTTCAGCGAGCGCGGCACCGAAGGCACGCAGCGCAACACCGAGAAGCGCAAGATGCGCTACTTCGACGTGCCGCGGCTGATGCACGACGACACGATCCACACCTACGAAATCCAGAACATCCGCGAGTTCGTGGATGGCGCCACCGGTCAGGTCGTGACGGTGCCGATGCAGCTGGAGAAGGAAGTGGCGCGTCGCCTGGCCGGTCCGACCGGCTTGTTGGCCAGCGTCGAGTACACGAAGGAATACCTGCGGCTCGCCGCGGTGCAGGGCCTCGTGCTCGACCCGAAGGACGGCTCTGTCCTGTACAACTGGTTCGACGAGTTCCAGATTACCCAGGCCACGGAAACCGCCTTCAACTTGTCCGCTGGCACGCCCAACAGCCTGCGCCCCATCATCAACGGCATCGCCCGCACGATGGCGCGCAAGGCGCAGGGGGCGTTCACGCCGCAGACCCGCATCATGGCGCTGTGCGGTGACGCGTTCTACGACGAGTTCGTGAACCACCCGGACGTGATCCGCACCTTCCTCAACTGGTCCGACGCGCGCGAGATCCGCAGCGGCGACACCGGCGGGGCATTCGGTGCATTCGAGTTCGGCGGCATTACCTGGTGGAACTACCGCGGCTCCGACGACAACAGCACCATCAAGATTCCCGACGACAAGGCGAAGTTCTTCCCGGTGAATGCCCCCGGCA